CAAGATGTTAGTCACTATGTCACTCTAGTCACACCTCACGGTGTTGGGCTACGGTGCTTCCGTATTAGACGCCCGGGGCTGGGGCCCCGGCTGGTTTTGGTACCAACCAACCCCCCCTCCCAGGGGTAAACAAGGAATAGATGTCGCTGCCCAAAATCGGCACCGTGAGAATCGGATGATCTCCCACGTCGTTCGCAACATACACGTCCCAATAATGCCTCCACGAGGCTGGGAACGAGTATATGTCTATTTTTAGCGGCACAAGTGTCTGCAGTCCACGGAGGTACGCTTCTATGCCCAATTGCTCGGACACAGTCACGCCAAATTTCTCCTCCATTAGGAATCTAGTGTTCATTGGAACGCGCTTTGTTGGTAACGCGGCGTTCAGGGCCTGCAGTATCTGCTGTCTATGCCATTCATCGAAGCTTGACCTCATATTCACCGCCCGGAGAACCTTCGCGGCGGTGATGTCGCTCGTAGCGCGCAACCCATATAGTGCCAACTCCTGTAAGATCGGAGCGCCTGGGTACTGGTGAAGCAAGCTCAATGCCTTGCACCTCAATAGAGCCATGAGGATTTTCGGTCTAGCGTGTCGGAACTTCCCCCCGCCCCAGCCAAAGCCCGCTAGGATTTTCCGGGGGTCCGCAATGTTGACGAGGTCCTCAGGGTCGAAGATCAATCCACAGAAAGAGGCTGTGGTAAGTGACAAATGTTCTTCTAACTTGATGACCAAGCCTAATTCGGCAAAGTCCGCTTCTGACGGTGCAGGCCCATTTATAGCTGTGAGCCCGTCGTCTCCCTCGACCACGATTCGGATGTCTGTCGACCCTTTCTCCGTGCATATGAATAGCATCGCCATGAGGTTCGTAAAACCATTCCCTAGCGAAGTGCACATCTCTCCGGACATGCGCACGGCATTTAGTCGAACTACTACTTCTTTAAAGTGGCACTCATTTACGCCAGCCAACACCTCCTCACACACTGACTTGAACCAATCAAATTCATTCAGCATTGACG